TCGTGCGTGCGATCTCTTTTGCTGCCCCCCACAGCGAACGGCTGGCGGCATGGGTGGCATCGATGCTGGAGGTGCGTTGTGAGCAACTCGCAGTGGCACGAAGACCAGTCAATCGGCGAACGCGCGTTGCGTGAGTACAAGCGCCGCGCCGATCTCGACTCGAGACTGGGTGACGCGCTGCGCGCGAGCGGCATCAACGCGGCCGACGCGCTTGCGGTGCAGGCGCTCTACGCGACAGCCGGGCAGTCGGGCTCCCACCGGATCGTCTCGGCCCTGCGAGCCATCGAGGCATGGCTCAGAGAGGGAGGCGCTCTGTGAGTAGTCTGGGACACGAGTGGACGAAGCACGAGCGCGATGGCTGGTCCGTCTGCTCGCGCTGCGGCATGGTGCGCAACTACGACCGCGAGACGACGACATGCAGCGGCGCGTTGCCGAAGATACGGCAGCGCAGCGAGATCGAGGACTGCGGCCAGGATGGCGTGTGCAGGCTTTCTCCGGGGGTAGTTGCATTTTGGCATGAATTTTTCCACTGATAGGATATCGGCGAGGCTGCGCGAAAACAGGGGTTTGACGGCGCTTGATACGTGCGTTACATATTGATGTATGCTGAAGGCAGAGAGGGAAACCCGGTTGATCGAGCTGAGCGAGGCGATGTCCGGCGCACGCGCGGCTGGGCACGAGGCGGCGTACCGGCGATACGCCGCGCAGTTGGGTGAGGTGTTCATGGTCTGGCCGGATGACGTTGTTCGGCCTCCGTGTCTGCCAGGCGATCACGCCGCGTGGCTTCGGCCGCGCGAGTGCTTGGGGGGCGAGGCGTGCCGGTGCTGGAGATGATGGGGGGGCGGCGTCCTGGGGCCGGGCGCCCCGTTTCCGCGGGGGGCCGTCGGCGGGGCGGGCGAACTGTTACGGTTTCGCTGGAGATGGCCCGGCGGCTGGATGATCTCGCGGCAGCTCACGGCTTGAGCCGGTCGGAGCTCGCGTACCGGCTATTGGACGAAGGGGTGGAGCGATGGATGCGCGAGATCGCGAAGCAGTAGATGTGGTCCGCCGTGACGGTGGGTTGCTTTGGTTCTCGCGGGGCAAAGATAGCCTCGCGTGTTGGTGTCGGCTTCTCGATGAAGGGATCGAGCCTCTCGCGGTCGCGTACATGTACTTGGTGCCACCGGGGTCGAGCGGGGAGCTCCTCTCATTTGAGGAGGAGTCGCTACGGTGGTACGAGACTCGGTTTGGGGTGCGCATCAGAAGGGTTCCGCACCCATCGCTCTATCGCTTTTTGGAGCTCGATGTCCTTCGTGGTCCGACCCATGTAGGGGCCGCGAAGGCGGCGGGGTTCGTCGAGTTCTCCATGGCGGAACTTGATCGCGCGGTGATCGAGGACTTCTGTCCCGGGGCGGCCCCGTGGTCGGTCATCGGGGCGCGCGCGGCGGACTCCCCAAATCGGCGTGCGCATTTTGCGCGGCGTGGCACGTTCGGCGAGTCCAAGGACGGCAGGAGAGTGGCGCACGTGTGCGCCTGGATGTTGATGGATGAACTCGTCGACCTGCTGCATCGGCATGGGGTGCGCTTGCCAGCCGATTATCAGTTGTTCGGGCGCTCCTTCGATGGGCTCGACGCGCGCTTCACGGCCGTACTGAAGCGTGAGAGACCACAGGATTATGCTCGGATTCTGGAGTGGTTCCCTCGAGTGGACGCGGAGGTGTTTCGGCATGAGCGGCTTTGACTTCAGCCTGGATGTGCCCGAGTCGGATGTGGAGACCGAGTCGATGGCCGAGCTCGCGGCGTTCAAGGCCCGGGCGAAAGCCGAGGAGGATCGATATGAAGAGGCCACCTCGTCCGAGTTTTTTTTCTGCGCGGTGTTCCGATCACAGCCGGACCGAGATCGAGTGCTGGCGGCACTTGGGCTCGAGCCGGTGGACGGCGTGCTTGTGGATGGGTACGATCTAGCTGAGCGACTTCGGGTCGAGGTTGAGAGGCCCTCGGCTCCCTCGCGCCGGGCGCGCGGGGTCAGCAAGAAGCTTCTGGGACTCGGAGAGATCGGAGGTGAATAGTGCGAAGGCGTGGTGGGCGTGGACGTCGCGGCGGTCGTGGCCGCCGTCGGACGAGCGGTTCGTGATCAATGACCGAGCCTGACCCGGCGGGCTCGGTCCCTCCTCCTCTCGACGCCGGCGCCGAACTCGCGGCGCTTGTGTCCACCTGCACCCTCCCTACGCTGGAACGCGAAGCGGTCGCCCTGGCCGCCAAGGGGCTCCTTCGACAGCTTCGGTCCGGGCAGAAATCCGCGGAGACCCTCGCCGAGCTCGAGCGGCTATTCGCGCGACTTCGAGAAGCTCAACCGGGCCGCCGCCGCCGCCGCGCCCACTCGGCTGAGCCTCTCGCCGCCGAGCTCGACCCCGCGAAGGTGGAGCGGCTCGCGGTTCGGCTCCGTGCCGGCCGGAGCCCGAAGCAGGCCGCCCGGCTCGCGGGTCTGGCCGACGATCCCCATGTCGAGGCGCTGCTGGCGGCGGCGCAAGGCCCAGAGTGGGCGGAGGCGCGGGCGGGCTCGAGGCAGTACGCCGCGGGTGTGATCTCGGAGGCTCGGCTCCTCGGGCTGCTTCGGCTCCGCGAGGAGATGGGCAGCGCTCCGATCGGCGTGGTCTCGCAGATCCTGTCGGCGATCGAGAAGACGGCCGAGGCGATCGGCGAGGAACGACCCCGGACGCAGCTCGTCTACCTCCGGCAGTTCGTCCCCAGCCCCAGCCATGGCGAGCGTGGCGCGGATGATCCCGAGCTCACCGGGACATGAGCCCGACCACGTCGCCGCGGTGCATCTGTCGCCGCGGCACATGCGGCTTCGACTGCACACCGGGCCACCAGGAGCGCTGACGGTGAAGGCGGCCCTTGGCCCGAACTCGACCGGCAAAACCTTTTTGTGCTCCGACGAATTTCTTGAACTGGTGTCGCTGCACCCAGACACGTTGCCCGGATTCTCGCAGGCCGACCCACCGCTGTCGTTCATCGTCGGCGCCAATTTTGGGGGCGTGGTCGACGGGCCGATCCGAGAGCTCAAGCGCGCGGCCCCGGAGGGCTGGATCGCCCGGGACGTGCTCTACGGCAGCAATCCGTTCATCCAATGGGCCAACGGGCATCGGACCCTGATCTACACGGCAAAGATCATGAACCCGAATTCAGGCGGGCGCGGCCTGTCGGCGGTGTTCGGCTGGGCGGACGAGGTCCAGGATCGTGCCTACGAGGGGGCCTGGCAGAACATCTTCAAGCGGGTGAGGGATCGCCGAGCCGTTCGCCCGACGGTCCTCCTGTCCGGGCGCGCGGTGAGGGACACCGAAATCTGCGGGCTGATCCGCGGCAAGCAGGGGCCGGCGCTCGTCTACGAGATCCTCCGTCTCGAGGACAACGCTCACGCGCTGCACCCCGGGCACCTTGCGATGGTTCGGGACCTGATGCCCGCCTCACAGTTCCGGGTCGACGCCGAGGGATGGGAGATGGTGAACGACGGCGCGATCTACTCGATGTTTGGAGAACAAAACATCGTCGACACGCCTACGACAGCAGAACTGATGACGAAGCCTTGCCACGTCGGCGTGGACCTCAGGACGCACGCGGCAGCGGTGGCTGCGGCCGAGGTGACGATCGAGGGCACGGCGAGGCTGATCGTGTTCGATCAGGTCATGGTCGACCGGCGTTCGGCCGAGGAGGTCGCGCGCGAGATGGAGCGGCGCGGCTGGAACCTCGGGCCCGGTTCGACCATCACGCACGACCCGACGATCGCGGTGGACGAAGCCGCGCGCTTCGTCGAGCGGACCCGGGGGCCGTGGCGCGGGTGCTCGATCAGCGGGCCGCCCGGGGAGTGGAGAGAGGAGCGGGACGGCGTCCGTTGCGTTGACCGCGCGGTGTGCGACGCGAACGGGCTCCGGCGGCTGCTGGTTCACCGGGCGCTCGAGCGAGACCCCAGCCGCCGCGGCGTCGTCGCCTCGCTCCGCGGCTACGACGGGGGTAAGCACAGCCCGTTCGCGCACGCCGCAGACGCGCTCCGCTACGTGACCGTCCGTCGGATGCCGATCCGCCGCGTCGGCGCTCGCCTCGACCCGCACCAGAACTTGCGCGGGACGTAGCCGTACCCCGCCAGGGCTTGGCCGGGGGCGGCCGGTGTGGTCTGGTCGGGACTATGGCGACCCCTGCCCTCGCTCCCGTTCGTCCCGGCGTCCCTCAGCTCCACGAGATCGGCGCGACGGGGCTCGATCTGCTCGGCGGGCAGATCTACGAGGAGCTCCACCGCGATTTGCGTGGCCTGAAGGCGATGCGCCGCTACCGGGAGATGGTCGATAACTGCGCCCCCGTCGGCTCGTTCCGCCTGCTCCTCGAGGCGCTGATCGGACAGGTCGAGTGGTCGATCCGCCCGCCTCGGGGCAAGGACTCCCCGGCGCACCTGGAGGCGGCCGACTTCGCCGAGTCGTGCCGCCGAGACCTCGGTGGAGGCTGGCGCGCGTTCGTTCTGTCCGCCGTCGAAGTGGACCTCTACGGATTCGGCCTGTGGGAGGTCTGGCACAAGCTGCGGCTCGGCGATCAGCCCCAGGGTGAGTTCGCCGACACGTACGAGCGCGACCGCCACCGGAGCGGCTACGCGGACGGCCGCGTGGGCTGGGGCGGGTTCGAGCCTCGGGCTCAGGACTCGGTGTCCCGGTGGACGAGCGACGCATCGGGCCGCGCGGTGGGCTTCGAGCAGTCGACGACGCGGGCGGGCCGGGTCGTGGTGCCGCTCTCGAAGTCGGTTCACTTGCGATTCCGGGCGCCGAAAGGGAGCCCGGAGGGCTACTCGCTGCTTCGGCCGTGCTACCCGACCTGGCACCGCCTCTCCCATTTCTGGGAGCTCCTCTCCACCGGCGTCGAGCGAGACCTGGCCGGCCTGCCTGTGCTCGAGGTGCCCGAGCGGATCACGCTCGACGTGGCGACGACGGAGGAGCGCGAGCAGTACGAGGCCGCGAAGCTGATGGTGCAGCGGGTTCGGCGCAACCAGTACGAAGGCGTCGTGATGCCGTCGGAGACCTCCGAGGCGGGCACCCCGAGCGGGTGGAGGCTTCGGCTCCTGAATAGCGGAGGGGCTCGACAGCACGACGTCGTGGCACTCACCGCTCGGCTCGAGGAGCGCATCCTGAAGACCCTGCTATCGCAGGTGATCGACACGGGGTCGCAGGGCCAAGGCTCGTACGCCCTGAGCGACACGCACCAGTCGATCAACGCCTTCTTCGCCTACTCGAGGCTCGACGCGATCAAGGATGAGTTCGACCGGGTGCAGATCCCGAGACTGATGGAGCTCAACGGATTTCCGCGCGAGGTCTGGCCGGAGCTCACGTACACGGAGATCGACACGCCCGACCTGACGCACATCGCGAATTACTTGGCGCAGCTCAAGGGCGCGGGGCTCCTCACCGCCGGGCCCGAGCTCGAGCGCTGGGTGCGCGAGCGCGCCGACCTACCGCCCCGGTCCGAAGTCGGTCCCGAGGTCGAGGAGCCCGAAGCGGTCCCCGCTGACGACGTCGAGCCCTGACTCGCGCTCGTAGGCGCGCACCTCTTCCGCGATCGCCCGGAACCTCGGCGACTGGCCGAGCCCCGGAACCAGCCGTTCGACTCGGTCCGCGAACTCCGCGTCAAGCAAGGGCGCGGGGTCGGCGTCGAGCGCCTTCGCCGCGGCGCGGAGGTCGGTGCGGCTCATGAGCCGCTCCCCCGCCTCGACCTTCCCGATCGTCCTCCGGCACCGGCCGATCAGCAGCCCTAGGCTGTCGTGAGAGATCCCCGCGCGGTGCCGCGCGGTCCGTAGAGCCTCGCTCAACTGCCCTCGTCCACCCATGCCCGGACGGTGGCACGGCACAGCGGCAGGAACAACTGAGTTCCGGGAACAGGGCTGTACCCGGAACTCAGGTACTCCCTCGTACCGGCTACCGCTGCTCGATCGGACGCGAGATTCACGAGTCGTGGATCGGGCCGCGGCGCTGGGTTGGGTGTCGGAGCAGGGGTGGCTGATCCACGCCCCTTCTCTCGAGGCGATTTTGGTCGCCGCATCCAGTCTCCCGGAGGGCTCGCCCTCCTCCTTCTCCTTCCCCCACCAAGCGGCGATCCGCCCGGGGCCAGCGTCGCGGCCGTCCTATTCCGTCGTCGACGGAGTCGCCCACGTGGCGCTCTCCGGCGTGTTGGCGAAGCGAGTGCCGTGGTGGGTCGACGGGACCTCGACGCTCGAAGTTATGCGGGCCTTGGATGAGGCCTTGGCCGACTCCTCCGTTCGCTCCATCGTGCTCGACATCTCCTCGGGCGGCGGCACCGTCGCCGGAGTTGAGGATCTCTCCGCGGCGATCGATCGCGCGAAGGCGGAGAAGCCGCTGTCGGCGCACGTCTCCGACATCGGAGCGTCGGCCGCGTACTGGCTGGCGAGCCGCGCCGGCCGGGTCACCGCGAACCCCAGCGCGATCGTGGGCTCGATCGGGGTCATCGCCACGATCGCCGACACGTCGGCCCTGCTCGAGCGGTTCGGCGTGCGAATTCACGCCGTGCGCTCGGCCGAGGCCAAGGGCGGCCCCCAGCCCGGCGAGCGCGTGACCGAGGGGCACCTCGCCGAGGCCCAGCGCACGATCGACCGCCTCGCCGCGGTGTTCGCCGAGTCGGTGGCGGAGTCCCGCGGGATGAGTCGAGCCCAGGTCGCCGAGGTGGCCAACGGGCGCGTGTGGCTCGCTCGCGATGCGCTCGAGACCTGGTCGGTGGTCGACCCTGTCGCCGGTGAGATCGCGCGCTACTCGCGCCCGGAGGATGCCGCCCGAGGCGCCGGCCGAGGCCACACCATCCAACGCAACCCCGGGCTGATCGACGCGATCGGCACCGCAGACGACGCCCACCGGGCCGCGATCGTGCGCCCCAGCCGAGGCGCGGAGGTCTTCATGTCGCTCAAGTCGTTCTTCGCCGGCCTGACCGGCGCCCAGAAGGCGGAGCTCGCCGCCGAGCTCGCCGAGCCCGGTCCCGTGGCCGAGGCGGCCCCGCCGGCTTCGCCGCCGCCGCAGGCGAGCGCGCCGCCCGCCGAGATGCAGGCCCTCGAGGCCGAGGTGAGGCATCTCCGGGAGGAGCGAGATCGCCTCGCCAAGGCCAAGGCCGACGCCGAGTTCGCGGCGCAGGCGGCCTCGATCCCGGCGCTGGCGGGTGAGTTGGAGCGCAAGGCACAGGTCTTCGCCGCGCTCTCGCAGCTCCCGGCCCAGGCCGCCGCGGCCGTGCGGGAGATGCTCGTGGCGGCCAACGCGCAGGTGCTCGCCTCGGACGCGCTCCGCAAGGAGATCGGCGAGAGCTCGCCGGGCTCGGCGAGCGTCGACTTCGAGGCGGCCGTCGCCTCTGGGAAGGCGGCCGGGCTCGGCGACATCGAGGCGATCCGCGCGGCGATGCGCGGAACCGACTGGGCGAACAACCGCAACCTGACCCCGGCGCAGGCCAAGGCCGCGCGCAAGGAGAGCTGAGAGTATGGCCACCGGCAACCCGATCCACATCGACGGCAGCAAGCTCGCCGCGAGCTCGCTGACCAACCGCTACGGCTACGCCGTCAAGCTGAACAGCTCCCGCAAGGTCGCGCTGTGCACCACCGCGGGGGAGTTGCCGTACGGCATCCTGCACAACAAGCCGGCGGCCGACGAGGCCGCGCAGGTGGTCACCTCGGGCCGTGTTCAGGCGATCCTCGCGGGAACCACCGCCGTCGGCGACCTGCTCGCGACCAACGCAAGCGGCAAGCTCGCCGTGACGGCGGATGGCCGCGGGGGCTCGGTGATCGCCGTGGCGCTCGAGGCGGGCTCCGCCGACGAGCTCCGCGAGGTCTACGTCATGCCCGCCCCTGCGCGGTCGGTTGGGGTCCTTTCGATCCCGGTGGACCTGGCGACCGTCGCCGACGGCAACGTCGTCACGGGGCTGACGATGGGCTTCGCGGGTGAGTTCACGAAGATGGACTTCATCGTGACCAACGAGGTCACGACCGCCGCCAAGGCAACGAGCCTCAACATCGAGATCGCCACCGTCGACGTCACGGGCGGCGTGGTCGCGCTGACCTCGGCGAACTGCGCGACCCTTGGCGCCAAGGTCGCGGGCTCCGCGATCACCGCGGGCGGCGCCTTCGGCGCCTCGGACGCGATCGACATCGAGGCGGCGTCCACCACCGCCTTCGCCGAGGGCGAAGGCGTGCTGCTCCTCTTCTGGGCGGCCAGCTGATCGACACGAGCGAGCGAGGAAACAAGCACCATGAGCCGACCGACCCGATCCGACATCCACACCGACACCCCGTTGCTCCAGCTCTCGATCGCCGTCGGGCGCTCGGCGATGGGCCTTTCGCGGAGCGTCTTTCCCGTCGTCCAGGTGGACAAGACCTCCGGCCTGATCCGCAAGTGGGACCAGGGCGACATCATGCGCGATGAGTTCCGGCCGCGCGCTCCGGGGACCTCGGCCAGCAAGTCTGGCATGGGCGCGACGACCGTCTCGTACAAGTGCGAGGAGTGGTCGCTCGACTACCTTCTGCCGTGGGAGACGATCCGCGACGACGACCTGGCGGAGCTCGACCTGGCCGCGCTCCAGTTCCTGGCGAACAAGGCCAGGATCGCCGAGGACAGGGCCTGGATCTCCGAGTTCTTCACGACGTCCAAGTGGACCGGGCTCGGCATCGGCGGCTCGGCGGACGGCAGCCCGAGCGACAAGTGGAACGCGGCGGCCGGCATCCCGATCGCCGACCTTCGGACCATGATCCGGGGCGCGCAGATCGGCGCCGGCGCGACGCAGGCGGGCGATCGGCGCAACGTCCACCTGATCATGCCGCAGAACGTGTTCGACGCGATCTGTGACAACTCGAACGCGCGCGACTACATTAAGTACGTGCTGAGCTCCGGCGTCACCCCGGAGTCGCTCTCGGCGGTGCTCGGGTGCGGCCCGACTCACGTGATGGGCGGGACCTACGACTCGGCGGCGGAGGGCGCGACGAGTTCGCTCGGCCTGCTCGCTACCGAAGGTTGCCTCGCGATCTACGTGCCGCCCGTCGTGTCGAAGCTGATCCCGGCGGCGGGCTTCACCGTCGTCCAGCCTTCGGCCCCGGGCGGCTCGGCGCGGGTGATCGCGGGCGCCGAGAACGGGATGGACATCCGGGTCTGGGACGACGACGACATGGAGTCGACGATCTACAGAGGCAAGATCTCGTACGACAAGGTCCAGACGATGGCGTCGGCCGGCGTCTTCGCCGACAACGTCCTCGCCTGAAGCTGATCGCGGTGGAGGTGCTCGCCGATGACGTGGACGTACGACGAGGCGCTGGGCTCGACCCGCGATCGCGTGCGCCTGCGCATCGGCGACACCGACACCAACGCGCAGCTCCTCCCTGATGAGACCCTGGACGCCTGGATCGCGGACACCGACGACGAGGTCGTGGTGGCGATCCAGGCGGTGCAGGCGATCTTGGCGAAGATCGCCCGCGACACCTCGCGCTCGGCCGCCGGCATCACCACCGAGCGCGACCAGGTCACCAACCACTACCGCGACCTGCTGGCCGACCTTCGCCGAGAGCGCGGGGGCCGAGGGCGCATCTTCGCCGGCGGGACGTCGAGGTCGGTGCGAGACACGATCGAGAGCGACGACGACTTCGTGCGCCCGGCGTTCCGGATGGGCCAGGACGACCTCTACTCGACCGACGAGGACACGGAGTCATGATCCGTCTCGGAGCTCGGATCGACGTCACGCCGATGGGGCGACTCATCCAGGGCCTGGTGGACGGCACCTCGGAGCCAAGCCACCACATCCTGAGGACGATCGCGACCTCGATCGCCTCCGTCACCCCGGTGCGCACCGGGGCTCTCCGAGACTCCTTCGCCTCGGACCCTGAGCCTGACGGCACGATCGGCACCGATCTCCGCTACGCGAACCTGATCGACTCCGGGCGCGTGCGCTCGACCGTCATCCTCGGGACGTCGTCGAAGACCGGGAAGCTACTCCGGCGCCGGGGGCGAGCCTTCATCGACCGCGGCTACTTCAAGGCCAAGGCCCTGCTCCAGCGCGAAGGGCTGTCGCTGTGGGTCGATCGAGCGCTGACGCGCGGAGGGGCCCGCTGACATGGCGACGCGATGGGAGGCGATCCTCGACGACGTCGAGGCGACGCTCGAGGGGATCACGATCGCCGCGGGCTATCACCAGGACGTCGCGCGCGTCGAGCGCGGCGTGAGAGGCCCTCACGAGCGAGAGGTGGTGCCGCCGTGGCTTGGCTTCGCCCGCATCGGCTCGGCGGAGATCGAGTCGAGGACGGGCAAGGAGATCTCGCTGAACATGACCCTCGCGGTCGTCGGGGTCGTCCAAGCGTCGCAGGGGGACGACCTCCAGACCGCGGTCGCTCGCCTCGAGTACGACGTACGGAAGGCCCTCGCGGCCGATCCGACGCGAGACGCCAACGCGGTCGGGACGTGGCCGACCTCGGTCGACACCGACGACGGCGAGCCCGACAACGGCCCGGCGCGACGGGGGTACTTCGTGGCGCAGTTCAAAATCAGGTTCGACGAGGACCTTGCGTAGGAGCACAAACGAATGGGCACCGCACTCCAACACGCGATCGGGTGGCTGGCACGCTTCTACGTGAAGCCGGAGACCACGTTCGGGACCTTCGTGCAGCCGACCGCGGCGGCCCCCGGGTCGTTCAAGGCGCTGTCCCTGGACATCGCGCACGACCGCGCTCGGAGAGAGCGCCTGGTCGCGAGCTCGGGCACGCGGGCCGTGCCCGGCTACTTGCTCGGCAAGATCTCCTCGACGTGGTCGGCCGAAGCCGAAGTCATCCCCAGCGGCACCCTCGGCACCCCGCCGGAGGTCGACGCGCTCCTGAAGCAGACCTTCGGGGGCAAAAAGATCACGCGCACGGTGACGGTCGCTGACTACGCCACCGCCGTCGGCGACACGGTGACCGTGACGGTGGACGGCGCCGCGACGGTGCTGACCGGCGTGGCGGCAGACCCTGGGGCGAACCAGTTCGTCGCGGCGACGTCGAACGACGCCACCGCGACTTCGCTCGCCAGCGCGATCGGCGCGATCACCGGGATCCGTTCCGCCACCGCCAACAGCGCGGTGGTCACCGTGGTCACCGACGACGACGTCGAGACGATGACGATCGCGCCTTCGGACTCGTCGATCACGACGGTCGGGGTGTCCGTGACCTATGAGCCGGTGGCGACGCAGGGCGCCCGCGGATCGGTGTCGCTGACGGCGTACCGGGGCCCGGCGATGATCGCGGCGAAGGGAGCTTGGGTCGACGAGTACAAGCTGACCCACAAGGGCGGCGACGCGCCGGTGCAGGCGTGGAGCGGCGGGGCCAAGGCAGCCATCGCCACGGGCAAGAGCACGATCAACGGCGCGCCGGGCGGCGGCGGGACGACGGTCACGCCCACCGACGTGCGCCTGTACGAGGTCGACTCGGTCGTGCAGTACGGCGACGACACCAACTCGGGCGGCGGCTTCAGGGTCACCGCGAGGTCGGACGCGGGCGTGCTCACCGCGGCGGCCACGACGGCGTCGAGCGGAGACGACATCCTCCCGTTCGCGCCGACGCCGAGCTACACCGGGAGCCCGCTCGAGGGCACGGACGGCTCCGTCACGGTGGACGCCGTGGCGCTGGTCGGAGTGACCGAGTGGGAGCTGACGTACCGCGCCGGGAGCAAGGCCGTGAACGACATCGTCATGGAGTCGAGCGCCTCCGACGTGCTCGACGTGCGAGCTCGCGCCGAGCTGAAAGTGAAGCTGCGGCTCCGAGAGGATCAGTGGGCCTTGTGGGTCGCGGCGAAGAACGACCCGGACGCGGCCTACGACCTCTCGATCGTGCTCGGATCGACGGCTGGCCGGATCGTCGAGGTGACGATGCCGACCTGCGAGATCCACGGCATCCCGGCTGAGATGCCGGATGAGGAGGCGATCGTCGAGCTGACGTTCGTCGGGGTGCCGAGTGCGTTCGGCGCGTCGGACATCGTCCAGGTGATCTACCGATGACCCGGCGGGTGACCCTCGGCGGGACGCCGTTGCCGTGGCTGGACCTGGACGTCGGCGACAACCTCTCGCAGCCCGAGCCCGCGCGCTTTCGCGTCCTGGCCCGGAAACTCACCGCGGAGGAGTACGAGCGGGTGCAACTCGCTCAGGCCGCCGAGCTCGGCGGGGCGAAGATGCGCCCGGCCGACCAGGCCCGGCTGGGGACGGCGATCCGCGATCAGGTCGTCGAGATCGCGGTGCTCGAGGTCGCGAACTACGAGTCGGTCGGAGCCGACGGGCTCGTGACCTCGATCCGCACGGGGGCGCAGCTCGTGGCGGCCGTGCGCGCCTGCGTCGACCCCGGAGAGACGAAGGTGCTCAACCAGATCTTCGACCACGTGGTGGGCGGCTCGACGCTGTCGGAGGCTCGGGCAAAAAACTCCGCCTCGCCGTCCGGGCCCTCACTGCCGGCGGCGACGGGGTCGGAAGGTGGGGATGCGGCCGGTGCGGCCGCGCCGACGAAACTGGCGACTCGAGGACGGAAGAGGCGCGGAGGAGGGCGCGGAACTGCGACGGCTTGACCAACCCCGGGCTCAGCTTCGCCTGGCCCGGCGGAGGTGCTCCGGTCCGGTGTCCGTGGTCGGAGATGGGCGCGTGGGAGTGGGCCGTGCTGCGGCGGCACAACCGCGGCGGGGACCTCGGGGACGCTGACGCCGACGTCGCTCGGGGGATCGATGTGGTGCGGCTAGAACTCGCACGAACGCAAGCGGAGGTGACGGGTGGCGCGGCAGATCACGATCAAGGTCGTCGTCGAGGGCGCTAGCAGCGGCGCGGTCGCGGCGGTCAAGGCCGTGGGCTCCGCGCTGTCGGGCCTCGCTGGCTTCGGCGCGTCGGTCTTCGGCGGGCTGAATCAGGCGATGGAGCTCGGCCGAAAGGCCCTCGACACCCTGCGGCTCGGCTGGGAGATGCTCCTCGCGCCGGCCCTGAAGTTCCGCGACGCGAACGACGCCGGGCGGCGCACCATGGAGGCGTTCGAGGGCTCGGCGCTTCGGGCTCGGGTAGCGATTGGCGACGCGCTGTTGCCTGTCATCACCGGTACGATCGAAGCCCTCGGCCTGGCGAACGACGCAATAGAGCGGTGGCTCAAGGCTAACCGCACCGTCATCGGGTTGAAGATCGCCGACGCCATGGCCGCCATCGGCGGGGCGCTGATTGACGGGGTGGCGTTCGGCGCCATCTGGGCGTCCCGAGCGGTTACCGGGATCGTAGTGGCGTTCAACTCCTTGCGCATCGGAGCCAACGAGGCACTTCGGGCGGTCATCAACACGTACGCTGCCGCCCTCGATGGCGCGGCGAAATACGCGGCCTTCATGGGCGAGAAGGGGGCCGCGCGTGCCCTGAAGCAGGAAGCAGAGGATCTGCGGTTACTCGGGAAGGCCATGGGCGAGGTATCCAAGGATTTCGGCATCAGCGTTGGGGAGATGCTCGCGGATCAGGACGCCCTTGAAACAAAGATCCGGGGCCACCAATCGGCTGGGAGCGAGGCTCTTGGAAAGGTTGTCGCCGCCGTGCGCAATGCGGTTGCTGAGCAAGTCCGATCCAACGCGGTCCTGACCGACGCCGAGAAGGCTCGGGTCGCCGCCGAGGAGAAGGCGGCGCAATCGCGGATCGAGCGGGCCCGGGCGGCTATCGACGCTCAGCGTGCGCTCCAGGACGCGCAGGCCAAGCTGAACAACCGCGTGGCGCCGGAGATCGATCGGGACCGGGGAGCCTTCGATCGCGAGCTGGAGGCGTACCAGGCGCGGCAGGCCGCCGCCGAGCGGTACGAGCAGAAGCAGGCCGAGATCGCCCAGCGGGCCCGCGAGATGTCGAGCGCGATGGCGTCGAGTGTCTACGGGGTCGGCCGGGAGCTGCTTGGGATCGCCACGTCGGCGGAGAGCGCCGGGGACGCGATCTGGGGCATCACCAAGCGGCTGCTCGAGATGGTGGCCGAGAGGGCCGCGCTCAGTCTTCTCGAGCGGGTGTTCTCTTTCGCCACGGCTGGAGGCTCGGACGTTGTCGGCGGCATCTTCGGCTTCCTCGGCAGCATTTTCGGCGGCAGCCGAGGCGGCGAGGTCCGGGGCTACGCTCTGGGCGGGCGCGTGTTCGGCGGCGTCACCGGCGACACGGTGCCTGCCCTGCTGATGCCGGGCGAGGTCGTGATCTCGCGGGCGTCGGTAGAGCAGTCGCGGCGGACGGGCCAGGTGCCCCGGGAGCTCGCAACGAGCGGCGTGGGTGGCGGCGGGCGCTCGGGTGGCAACGTGACGCTGAACCTGGGCGTCCAGCTCCCCTATCTACCGAGCTCGGCCGAGGCGACGACGGCGCTCGATCGGGCGCTCGGGCCGTGGCTCCGCCGGCAGCGCGCGCTGGGGAGGGTCTAACGTGGCCTACTCGACCTCCACGCCCCCGAGCTCCAGCTACGCGGACGCGCCCATGATCATCGTCGGGCAGGCGCTCGACTACGCCGGCTCGCACGACGGCCGGTGGGCCGCGTCGCGCTCGATGTCGGCGAGCGACGACAGCTTGGCTGGCTTCGAGGCGGCGCTGGCCTGGGACGGGCTCTGGCACCGCCTGACCCGGCCCGACAGCGACGCGGCGACGTGGTACCTGAACTTCTACACCGACCCCACGCAGGCGATCGACTACGTCGCGATCCTCGGTCACAACTTCGCCTCCGCCCCGAGCGGCTTCGCCTGGACCCTCTACACGGCGGACGACGATGCTTTCACCTCCAACGTTGTAACGATGGCGTCGGAGAACTCGGGGATCACGACCAAGCGCCGCGTCGCCGCGATGGCGTCGCGCTACTCCGGGGTCGAGAGGGTGTCGCTGAAGATCGAAGCGTCCGGCGCCTGGCGCCCGCACCTCGGGGAGATCGTGCTCGGGGCCAGGGAGCACCTCCCGCTCCCGGCGCGGGAGCCCTACGACGACCGCGCGATGCTCTCCGACGTCCGACGGAGCCGCTCGCTCGGCGGCGTGGTGACCGACGTCGTGCTCGAGCGCGGCCGGCGGGTGCTGACGCCGACGTTCTACGCGGCGAGCTCGACCGAGCGGGACCAGCTCCGGGACGTGTTCGACGGCTCGCTCCACGGGGGGCGCTCGGCCCTCTGGATCGAGCAGCCGAGCTCCGACCCCGGACGCGTGCTGGTGGTCTCGATGGCGCCCGAGCTGTCCGTGCCGATGGTCGAGGCCCCGGGCCATTGGGAGGTCTCGCTCGAGCTCGAGGAGCGCGGCCCTCTCTACGAGGTGGAGTAGCCGTGCCCCGTGTCGCGCTCCCGTGCCCGCGAGTCCTGCTCGAGTGCCGCTCGGACCTCGTCGGGGGCAGCAACCTCTTTAGCGTCGTGGGCGAGGCGGCTAGCCTGGTCAACACCCCGACGGTCGGGGCCCAAGGCATCACGTGTTCGCCGGCCTCCTCCGAGCGCATCGACGTCGCCATGTCGGGGATGAGTCTGCGCACCACGCCGGACCGATGGACGCTGGCATGGGCAGGCACGGCGGCGGCGGTGCCCCCGAGCGGATCGACCCCGAGGATCGCCGCGTTCTACGGGGCGCCTGAGCCGGCATCGCCAGCGTACCGCGGGGCGCGCGTCGGGGTGTCGTCGTCGGGCCTCGTCATGGCCAGCGTCGGGATAGGGGCCATGCTGTCGCTGCGGACTTCGTCGGGTGAGCTCGTTGACGAGGTCGCGGACTTCGAGCCGATCGAGGACTCAGGGGTGACTTTTGGCTCAGACGTGGACCTTGGCGAGGTCGTGATCTTCGGCGGCGCCGACTACATGCGGATTCCGGCAATCGATCTGCCGACAGCCTACGAGCTCGAGTGCGAGATCAAGTTCGACGCATTCTCCAGCGCTTCAGGCGGCCACAACACCATCTTCGGGGTCCATGACCCGGCCCTGAGCGGCGCGGCTCGCAACGTGCTACTCTTCGGGTGTCGCTATGTGTCGAGCACCACCGGGCGGCTGGAACTCACACACAAAGGCTCCGGGCTTGCCTCTGGGGCCGGCCCACTGCTCACGGCAGGGGTGGCGTACTCAGTCCGGGTGCGCGTGGAAGACACTGCGCTGTCGGTCTACCTGGATGACGTCGAAGTCGCGACATCGTCGATCACCGCGCTATCGCCCACCGGGGGGTGCCGGGTCTACCTGGGGGCGGACTGGGACGCCGCAACGACGTGGAACGAGCATCTCACGGGCCGGATGCACTGGCTGACCCTCCGGACGCTAGGGACGCCCATCGAGGGGGCGTGGTCTCCTGCGGCCGGGCAAGCTTTTGCTCTCATCGCCACATGGGACGGCGAGATCCATAGGCTGGATACTTACGACGCAGCCGGGGCGCTGGTCGACAGCGTGACTCACACGCCTGGGGTAACGCCAGAGCTGCACGCCTCGCCCGGTTTCGAGCTGGGTCGCGACCGGGAGTCTGATACCGAGTATTGGGACGGGGCCCACCGCGCCGCGGCATGGTACCTCACGACGCTGAATGAACCGCAGCGGCGCGAATGGGCGCGGCGGGTGTTGTCGCGGGAGTTGCTTTGGCCGAACCCAGACCCGACGCTGACGAGGTGCCTCGGATGACCGCGGCGTCGGCGCATCCGCGATGGCTGGTCGAGGTGCTCCCGGTGGGCGAGGGAGTTCCTCGCCGGACCGATCTGGTGTTCGAGCACGAGCTGGCGGGCCGGGACGGGGCGACACAGGTGGACAGCTCCGGCGGCGGCGTCGACTCGAGTTCGGTGACGGTGGAGTGCCGCGCCCCCGGCCGCGACGTCGCGGCGTCGGCGGTCTACGGGGACGGGATCTCGGGGCACCAGATCTCGCTCGGGGCGATCACGCTCGCCGACGGCGCGATGACTCTCGCGGCGACCATGTGGGCCGAGTCCTCCGCGAGCGGGTCAGTGGCGCTTTGGACCCTGGACAGCGGCGGGTCGCTGCGGGCGCAGGTGCGGATCACGACCGGCGGAGCGATCGAGCTGCGCTTGTCGAACGGGACGACGACGGTCACCGCTACGAGCTCGGCGACGATCGCGAAAGACCGATGGTGGTCGATCGCCGTCGTCTGCACGCCGAGCGGGGGCAACACGCTCGTCGACTTCTACGCGGAGGGCGTGGCGCTCGGGACGCAGCAGTCGATCGCGCAGCTCCTCACGACCCCGACCAGCGGCTACGCGCACCGGCTGCTCGGCGGCCCGGGCGGCACCGCCGAGAACTGGTGCGGGCCGGTCGACGAGGTGCGCCTGTGGGCGGTTTCGCTGACGGCCAACGAAGTGGCGCAGCTCCATCGGGCAACGACCTCTCCGCGATGGCGCGCGGTGTCGGGCGGTGCCTCGGTCGACGGCTACACCGCCTCGATCGCAGCGGTCCGCCCCTTCGCGTCCCGCTACGACCTGGCGAACAACGCGCCCGAGTTCGGCGAGCTCGAGATCGAGGTGATCGACGACGGTTGGTGGGCCGAGCTCGCGCGGGACTACGCGCTCCGCGGGGCGACCGTGAGGCTTTCGCTCGGCGACTCGAGGATGCTCGGGACGTCCGAGTACGAGCTCGAGTTCGTCGGCAAGGTCGTCGACTGGATCCCGGTCCACGGCGGGCCGATCACTGTCCGCGTGGTGCGCGAGGTGTTCGACTGGCTGGAGGCCGACGTGTCGGGGTCGCTGTACTACGGCCACCCGCTCGAGGTGTCTCTGGCCCTGCTCCGCGCGGTCGGGGCGGAGCGCGGACTGTCTTCGGCCTACGTCGACTCGCTGATCGACGTGGACTCTTGGGACTGGTCCGCGGACACCGACCGATCGCATTGGTGGGTCGCGCTCGGCCGGTCCAACCAGGAGGACCAGAGGATGTTGCTGTCCACCGTCGACGACAGCTCCCCGCCGCTGCTCCAGTACGTCGCCGAGATCCCGATCGGCACCACCGCGCGCGAACTCCTGCTGGACCTGTGGAAGATCTTGCCTGGCCGCGTGCTGTTCTCCGCGGCCGGCGTGATGTCCTGGTCGTGGTACGACGAGGCCGGCGCGGTCGACCACCTTCTCACCGATGACGACCTGCTCGAGTCGCCCGTCGTCGAGACGAACACCGGGAACCTGGCCAACGAGCTCGAGGTGCGGATCTCGCCGCCCGGCAGCAAGTCGGGCGCTCAGTCGGGCGTGTACGCCGTCGGGCCCAACACCGCGCCGCTCGACCCCGACGCCGGCGACTACTACCACAGCCGAAGGACCTGGGGCTCCGGCGAGCGGGCTCCCGCCGATGCGTTCCTCGTGCGGCTACAGGCCGCCGCGTCGATCGCGCGCGCGGGCAAGCTCGGCACGTCGATCGAGTCACGGTGGCTCGGCGGGATTCATCAACTCTGGGGCGCTGCGGGCGCGCCCGCCCGGTACGCCGTGGTCAACGTGCCCGGAGGACGAGCCGGCGTGTCCGGCTTCGGGCTCGACGTTGCCGATCGAACGGCGACTGGAACTCAGGCGGCAGACCGGCAGCTTTCGGCGGCTCGACCGCTGCACATCGTGACGCCAGGGGGCACGATCGCCCGGGTCGAGACCCCGCCCTACCAGACTTCGGGGCTTGGCGGGCACGAGGTCGACGCCGCCGGGTACCACTGGCCGGTCGCGGTGACGGACGAGGCCGACCCCGCCAACTCACGCGTTTACTACGACGTGGCGGCGTGGGGTGAGTTCGGCACGGCGTCGACGCAGTACGATATTTTTTACGGCTGGGTCGCGGACTGCACGATCGCCGTCGACTACGGCCAGATCTTCCTTCGGCGCTTCGCCGACGGCTGCCCGATCTTGCGCGCCGTCGTGAGTTTGCTCCACCGCGACATCCGAATCGGCGACTTCGTTTCGATGTCGGTGACGCGGTTTTCGCTCGCGCGGCTCGGGGGCTCCTCCGAGCTCACGGGCGACTCCGTCTTCGAGGTCGTCGGCCGCGAGCTCGACGCGCAGGCGGGCCGCGTGACGTTGACGCTCGCGTGGGTGCGCGACGACTTCTCGACGCCGGTGGACGTGACGGCGGAGGCGTCGAGCCCGCTCGGCGATCGGCAGGTCCTGAACACCGCGTACCCCTCGATGCCCTTCTTCGACCCGGTGCCGACGGCGTCCGACTCCGGGCTCAACTTCACCCTGAGCGCGGGGGTGTTCCGGTGGGGCTCCTCGCGCTGGGACACCCCGGAGACGACGTGGACGCTCCAGGCATCGAAGCGGACCTGGATCTACTGGAACACCGCGAGCCGGACGTACGTGCTCTATCCCGACACCCTGGGGTCCGTGACTCTGCCGGACGCGCCCTGGTGGCAGCGACTCGCGTGGTACGCGGACACGGACGCGACCACGGTGACTGCCGATGCCGCGATCGCCATCGAGGCGACGGGCGGGTCCGCCGCGGTGGTGTCGGGCTCCTCGATCTCCGGGCTGTCGATCACGGCCGCGCAGATCGGCGACGGCGAGATCGACGAGGACAAGCTGTCTACGTCCGTCGCCGGGTCTGGGCTCGCCGGCGGAGGCGGGGCCGCGCTGTCGGTCAACGTCGACGGCTCCACGATCGAGATCAACACCGACACCCTGCGGGTGAAGGCGGCGGGGATCGGCACCTCGCACGTCGCCGACGATGCGATCGACGACGACAAGACGATCCGGACGGCTCGCGCCTCAGTGCAAACCACCGACGGGACCACGACCACGATCGCCACGATCGCGCTCGCCGACAACTCGGCGGCGCTGGTCGACGCGCTCGTGGTGGCTCGCCAGACCTCCGGAGCCGCGCACGCGGGGATCGTGCAGCGCGGGCTGGCGTACCGAGCCGGCGGAGGAGCGGTGCTCGCCGGGCAAGCAGAGGACGCTGATCTCACCGCCTCGGCGTGGACCGCCACCTTCGCGGTGTCGGGCAACGATCTGCTGCTTCAGGTCACCGGAGCGGCGGCGACAACGATCGACTGGACAGCGCGCTTGCGCTGGGAGGTTCGCACATGAGATGGACGAGCATGCGCACGAAGTTGGCCTTTCTGGTGTTCGCGGTCTTCGGGGCCGGGGTCGCGTTGGCCGACCAACTCACCGGGGACGGGTCGCCGTACTGGTCAGGTGCCTTGACGACCTCGGGATCGACGGCGTGCGTGAAGGCGTCCAGCGGGTCGAGCTTGTGCGCCCTGTTCCCGGCCGGGACGCTCGCCGGGAACTGGAAAAACGTGAACGCGCCGCGCATCTACGCGAGCGCCGCCGGCGCCGTGTGCTGCTGGTCCCTGGTGCCAGCGGCGGACATCGACACGGCCAACCTCGAGATCGCCGCCGACAACAAGGGGCCATGCTTCCGTGTGCCCGCCGAGCCCGGGGCGCGCACGATGCGGCCGGCGTGGACTCAGCTGACTTCGGCCGGCGGGGCCGCGACGGGCGTGTGTTCCGCGGCGACGTCCACCTGGGACGACGGAGCGGCGGGCGACAGCCTGGTGTATCCGCCTTGCGTGGTCGCCAACGGCAGCCCGGGCGACTGCGACACCAACCACTCGCTCGACTCCGCGACGTGCGTCGCCAACGCCAGCGCGAGCTCCACGGCGCTCGCGAACGTCGGGGCGTACCTGAATTGCGAGGCAGCCACCGGGACGCCGGTCGTCTACGTGGAGAAGGAACGGGTGCTGTCGCTGTGAGGCCGTGGGCGTGGCTGATCTTCGCGGCGCTCGCCGTGCTCGACGGGTGCTCGTGCTCGGACGCGGAGGCTCGAGGACGCGGCCGGGGTCGTCGGGAGTTGGCGGCGGCTTCGACCTCTGCTTCTACCGACGCCGGCACCGACGCGCTCGAGGTCGTGGTCGGCGTCGGGCAGAGTCTCCTGGTCGGCGGCGCCCCGGACGGCGGCAGCACACTCTCAGGAGACGCGGCCTACTCGCTCGTCCGCCACGCTTACTCGGGCGCGAGCGGGTACAACGGGACGACGGCGGGCACGCCGACGAGCTACGCGCTCGTCGAGAACCGAGACGAGCAGAACGCGCGCGCGAGCCCGACCGTCGAGGCTCCGACTACCGGGATGATGGCGCAAGCCGTCTCGATGGGCGGGCTCGATGAGGACTCGGCCGTGATCATTTGCGGGCGCAGCGGCGCCCCCTACTCGGAGATCAAGGAGGGCGGCGACGGGACCGAGTCCGGCGTGGACTCACAGGTCTGGGAGTGCATCGAGAACCTACTCACCGACCTCGTCTCGGACGTCGCGCCGCGTGAGGTCGTGGTCAAGGCGCTCGTCGTGAACCACGGCGAGGCGGACACCTACTACCTGCACAGCCAGGAGTATGCGAGCTACATGGTGGAGCTGCAAGCTTCAGCCGACGCCTCGCTCAAGGTCATCACCGGGCAGGCGGACCCTATCCCGCTCGTGATGAGCCAGGTCAACTCGGCGTCGGCCTATGACAACGAGTACCAGCTCATGGCCCAGGCGCAGCTCGACGCGACCGACAACCCGAACATCTACGTGTCGGGGCCCAAGAGCTACTGGCTCACGCCATCGGACTCGAAGCACCTCATCAACACCAGCTACCGACGGCTCGGTGAGTCCATCGGGACGATGCTGTCGGACCTCTTCCGCGACGGGAACATCCGTCAGCCGCTCCGCCCGTCGAGCGCGTCGGCGTCGGGCTCGGTCATCACGATCAGCTTCACAGGCTGCACGCCGCCGCTCGTACTCGACTCGACCACGGTCAGCACGACCAACCTCGACACGCACGGCTTCCGCGTCTACGAGTCCGGCGGCCGGACGATATCCTCGGTGGCTGTCGACGGCTGCGACGTCGAGCTGACCCTGAGCGGGACCGTCTACTCAGGGACCCAGGTCGCCTACGCCTACGGCTGCCCGAGTTCGTCCGCGTGCTCCGGCGCTGGGCACGGTCCGACGACCGGGCAGCGCGGGACGCTGCGGGACTCGGCGGGCTACACGAGCTGGTCAGGCGGGGGCGCGCTCCATAACTGGGCGGTCGCCTTTGGGCCGAGCGAAGTCACGGTTACCGGCGGCACCGCGGGCCCACTCACCGTTACGCGCTCGCTGGACCTCGACGGCACGGGCGATGTCATCACAAGGGCCGACGAGACGGACCTCGACACGACGAGCAACGCCTTCGGCGTCTGCGCGTGGGTCTACGTCGAGGGCACGACGAACCAGTTCGGCATCGCGAGCAAGAGCACCAACGCCGACTGCTCGTGGGGCTTCTATCTTGGGACGAACGGCCGCATTTTCCTCGCGGTGTGCTCGGGCGCCTCGGACGATGCGGGCACAAACTACGCCTTCACGAGTATCGGCGACGTCGGCACCACGACGTGGACTCACGTCTGCGCCGGCTACGACGGCGGGCAGGGCACCGCGAGCAATCGCCCGCGCTTCTGGAAGAACGGGAGCGTGGTGAGTCACAGCATCACCGGCACGCCGCCCGCGACGGTGCGGAACTCAGCCGCCGGTTTCCGGGTCGGGCAGTATCGCGACGGCAACGACGTGGCGACGGACGCGGCGCAGCGAAGCGCCAACGGGCGCATCTCCAACGTGGTGTACTGGCGCGGCGTGCGCCCCTCGGACACGGCGATCTCGGACCTGTACAACGCGGGCGTGCCGCGCACGCCGGTGGGCGTGGACTCGAGCGCCATCGACTCGAACCTGAGGCTGTGGCTGCGGCTCGGCGATGGGTACAAGACCACGACGGGCATACTCACCGGCACGCCGGAGGGCTACTCGGGCAACTGCACCGGCGCCACCAACTCCGCGTGCGCCTCGGCGACCGGCGCGCTCGTGCCGATCGAGGGCGCCGTCGGTGTCCACGAGATCTACAACTCCGCGCCGTCCTACTCGAGCTTGCGCTTCGACGTCACCGGCAACCCCACCTTCCCCACGAGTCACCCATGAGCACGATGGAAGACCTCTTGCGCGATCCCGAGCCCGGCGTGGGCCACCTCTGGGTCGAGATGCTGTCACCCGAGTCCGCGGCCGCGCTCCGCTCGCTTCCGTGGCGGGCCTGCTACGCGGCCGGGGCCGAGTACCCGACGGTGGTGCTAGCGGCCTTCGGGACCGAGCTCGAGGCGTTGGGCTGCCTGCTCCGCGCCCGCGTCCCGGTGGTGGCCTGAGATGGCGGGGCACTGGACCAGGCGCCCGGCGCCGAGCCTGACCCTCGCCGCGCTCATCGGCGGGGCGGCGGGCGCGGCGGGCTCGCTCGTGCCGACGACGGTGGTGCAGGCCCCGGCGGCGCCGGCGTCGATCGCGACCGAGGCCGAGCTTCGCGCCGCGCTGTCCCCCGAGCGGTGCGCGTCCGGGTGCCGGGTCGAGCTTCCATGCCGGACGAAGATCGAGCTCACCCGCCCGCTTGACCTCTGCCTCCCGGTCGACCTCGCGGGATGCGACGCGGGCCGCGACGACAGCGCGCGGACGAAGCTGGTCGTCCGGGGCTCGACGCTCGGGATCGCGCTTCGCTTCGGGCCGTGGTGCCAGCGGCGCGGGCTCGGCGGCGGGGCGATCGGGGCGCGGGTGACCGGGCTCCAGATCGTCGAGGCTACGCGCCCGGCGCTCCCCAGGCAGCGGGTCGGCGTGCTGGTGCAGGCCCCGAGCGTCACGCTCGAGAGGGTCGACGTGCTCGGCTTCGGGCACGGCGTGCTTATCGACGCGGGGGCGAAGCGGGGAGCCGCGCGGAACCTGCCTTGCGGCGACGGCGGCGCGTGCCCCGCGGGCTCGACGTGCGACCGGAAGTTGTGCAAGCCCGATGCGGCCACGAACGCGAACGGGTGGTCGCTCGACGGCGTGTCGATCAAGAACACCGACCACGCGGGCGTGCTCGTCCGCGGCCCCGACAGCAACGCCGGGCTCGGCTCGCGGGTCTCGGTCGTCCACGCCTGCCAGCGCGCGGACCTCCTCGTGACGATGGGCCTCGACCTCGCCGGGTGGCCCGCCGACCTCGAGGCGTGCGCGGGCGTCGTCGACGCGAGCTTCTTGGGCAACACCTGGGTCGCGCCGCACGTCGCCTCGACTGCTGGTGCCCCGGCCTACTCGATCGTCGGGGCGAACAACCGGAGCCTGGTCCTCGGCGCCTACGCCGAGGAGGACGCCGCGCTCTCGATCGTGGGCCCGGCGGCCCAGGCGATCGGCGGCAAGAGCCACTGGGCCTCGGGCGGCGGGCTCGTGGCGTCCGCGCGCACGATCGGGCCGGCGGTGCTCGTCTCGCCCACGATCCGCGCCCGGCCCGCCCCGAGCTCGGGGGCGGCGGCGGGGATCGCGCCCGTGCTCCGGCTCGAGGCCACGGGCTCCGAGTGGTGGACGCTCGACCACGACGCGCGCGAGACCTCGCCGCACCGCGGGTGGACGCGGCTTCTCTGGCGCGGGGCGAGCTCCGGCGAGGTCGGCGCGATGCGCGGGGGTGACGCGAGATGAGGCTGCGGCTGCACCGGCGGTGGTTCACGGCGTTCGCGACGGTCGGCGAGCTCCGCGACGACGCGCACGAGCTCATCGCGTACACGCTCGAGGACCGCGTGCGGCCCCGCGGGGTGAAGGTCCCCGGCGCGACGGCGATCCCGGCGGGGACGTACCGCCTCGAGGTCACGATGTCGCCGCGCTTCGGCGAGCGGATGCCGCTGCTCCACGACGTGCCCGGCTTCACCGGGATCCGCATCCACGCCGGCAACGACGCCGACGACACGGCCGGGTGCATCCTCGTGGGGCTGCGGGCGGAGCTGCTCCTCCGGAGCGCGCGGCTCCTCGAGTCGCGGCTGGCCTACGACGCGCTCATGCAGCGGCTCGACGCGCTCGGCTCCGAGCACACGATCGAGGTGATCGACATCGCGCCCCCGGTGGCGCTCACGACGACGGGAGGTGGCTGACGATGGGATCGATCAGGCGGATGGGCCCCTGGATCAGGGGCGCGCTCACGGTGGCGGCGGCGGGCGCGACCCCGCTCACCGCCTACGCCGGCGGGGAGTGCTCGCTCCGAGCGGCCCTGATCCTCGGCGCGGTGTCGGCGCTCGCGGCGGCGGAGCGGTGGGCGGCGCAGGCGCCCCAGCTCGGGCGGCGGCCCCGGGGGCCGGAGGTGGCGCCGTGACGACGGGTGACCTCGAGGTCCTGCACCGACTCCTCGTGGGCCTCACGCGCGTAGAGGAGCGTCTCGAGCACACGGCCCTCGGCCTCGCCGAGGTGCGGGCGCAGCTCTCGGCGCTGGTCGAGCGCGTCGACACGCGGATCGCCACGACCGACGGGCGCGTGCGCTCGCTCGAGCGGCAGGTGAGGCGGCGGACGAAGGTGGCGGCGGCGCTCGGGTCGATCGCGGCCACCTTGGCCGCGGCGTGGGCGAAGTTGAAAGGGGGATCGTCGTGATCGTGCTGGGACGCAGGGCCGGCGTGCTCGCCGGGCGAGACGAGATCGAGGCGCTGGCGGCGGAGGCGCGGGATCTCCGGGCCGAGCTCGGGCGAGCCCAGGGCGACCTGCGGACGGAGCGGGCGCTCCGGCTCGAGGTCGAGCACCGGTTGATCCAGGCGCTCGCCGAGGTCGGCCGGCTCCGCGGCGGGCTCGACAGGCACCTCGACGAGAACGATCGGCCATGAGCGGCGGCGTGCGCGCGCTGGAGATCGGCGTCTACGCCGAGGCGGCCGAGTGGCTCCGGGAGAAGGACGCGGCGGCGCGGGCGGCGACGCTCGCCGAGGTGGTCGAGCTCGGGCACGCGCTCGCCCCACCGGCGGAGGTCGACGCCGAGCCGACGCCCCGCGAGGCCCGGGCGGCGCTCGAGCGCGGGCGGCGCCGATGACCGCCGGCATCGTGGCCGCGGTGGTCGCCGCGCTCCTCGGGGCGTGGGCGGTCGTCCGCGAGCTCCTCGCGCTCGCCGAGGACCGGGGCCGGCACCGGGCGCTCGGTGAGGCCGCGGTGGAGATCGAGCGCCAGCGGCGCGCCCGGGAGGCGGCGGAGGCTCGGGCGGAGGCCGCGCACGAGCTCCGGGTGCGCGAGGTGCGGGCCGAGACCGCCCGCCGGCTC